ACAGTTGTTACAGGTAAAATGACCATTCGTTCTGGGTCAATACCTCTATCAATAACCATTTGTTTTGTGATTGCACTTTCACTCTCGAAATATAGAACACCAGCATTTGGGTTCGCATCCAAAAATGACTTCACCATTCCCATTACAAAAAATGTTTTACCAGTTGCCGATTCACCAGCAACCGCAGTAATTTTGTTTGCAGGCAATCCACCATAGATTGACCCACTCAGTAGTGCATTGAAAATGTATGAACCAGTGTCGATAAAGTTATCAACGTCACCAGCCTCTACACCATCAGATACAAGTGCAGCGTATTCATTGCCCGCTGTCTTAGCAATATTCTTCAAGAAGTCCATAGTTATATATCACCGTCCTTTCGATTTTCAGAGAGATACGCATCAAAACCGCCTGGGTATCTTGACTCCAACTTTTCAATATTTGTTTCAATCACATCATCCATAGTAATATCTAGTGCGATACACGCTTGAGATATATACCACATGATATCTCCAAGTTCACGCTTTGCATGATATTGTGCATCTTCATCAAAGGGTTTACCTTGAAAGAAACACTTCTTAACAATCTCTGCAAACTCACCACCTTCAGCAGTGATACCAATTGCAGCCGTAAGAATTCTTTCTGGTTGAACACCTTGTTCTTCAATAATCTCGCATGATTCAGTAAAGTAATCTGCATCTTTAGATGCATCACTTGTTACTTCATCTACAAATTCCATATATTTTTTAAAATCAACAGTCATAATTTACCTCACTTTACTGCAATTGCACCGACAAACATATGATTACGCCAGAATGGTTGAATATCTTTAAATCCTGCCTCATATATCATATCAGTAATTTCATTCCAAGTATTGGGTTTCATCATATGTCTAAGGGTACGTTCCTTATTCATAATGTCCTCAGTATCAAATGATTTACGTTTGTAATCATAATAATTGAAAGTCAACATATCTTGGAAGTTTGCGTTTTCGCAAATCGTTTTCTCTGAAAAAATGAATGCACCACCACAATTCAATCCTTCATAGATATTATTAATAACTTGTTTTCTGTCCTTTTTAGGCATAAACTGTAAAGTAAAAATAGATGTAACCAAAGATGCATCATAAAATTCAGTATCACGAACATCTTCAAATAAAAATTTAGTTGATGCCCAAGGATGCAGTTTATTGATATCTTCTTGTCTTCTAATTAAGTCATCATAAAATCCATCTGCAATTTCAACACCAATATATTCTGCAGCACAACAAAAGTCTTGATTGGCCTCTAACATCATTTGAGTGAACTTTCCTGTAGAACAACCAATGTCATAAACTCTGGTATCGTCTTCTACAAAATAACGAGACATTGAAATTATATCTTCAAGTAGATTACTATACCCACGAATACTTTTTTCAATGTGGTCATCAAACCCCTCTTCTCTGTGTGCGAATGTAAAGTCAGCCATTATATTTCTCCAATACCTTTTCATAAACAGATGATGCAATTGCCTTTAACATTAAAGGTGGCACCATCCTACCAATTCTTTCTGCACGTTGATTCCATTTACCAGTGAGAATAAAATCATCTGGAAGAGATTGAATTCTTTTCAGTTCTCCAAGTGTAAGTTTTCTAGGTTCAGACCAGTGAAAAGAACCAGCATTAGTAATTCCAGAACCCATTGCAGTAATTGTAGGTGCTGGTTGTTTCAAGGAAACTCTCTTTAGATTGAAGTGACTGTTTCGTTCATTGAAGTCATCACCATTCAAAACTCTGTCTGGAAACGTAGGCATCTTTGCACCAGTGTCTTGCCAATACTTAGTACCCAAGAATCTCTCAGTTAACATATCAATTTCTTCTTTATCATATTCTAGACCAATAAGTGCATCTTCTAATGGAATAACGTATTCAAAGTTTTCTGGGAAAACACTACCTATATTCATAAATGTCAAACCAACTGAACTAGTTACATCGGCCCGCACTCCAATAAAGAACACTCTGGTTCTTGTCTGGGATACACCAAAGTAACGACTGTCTAAAACCTTTGCACAAACATCATAACCAATCTGGTCAAATGTATTTTGAATTTTGTTAAAGTATTGTTTGGCCTCACCAATAGTTAGACCAGCGACATTCTCTGCAATAATAACTTTAGGTTTAATTTCATCTGCAATCCTAAGAAACTCAAAGAACAAGTCTTCAATATTCTCGACCATCTTACCATCAGAATACTTTTTAGTTTGACCCCAACCATCAGAGTGTTTACCACCAGTGGTATGACACATTTTACCAGCGACTGAAAATGCAGAACAGGGTGGTGAACCATCTAGAATATCAAGTTCTCCAACCCCAAGTCCAGCAATATCTAAAAAGTCTTTACCAGACAACTTTTTAATATCGCCTGGCAAGATTGGTGTATCTGGATAGTTTTCCCTATAAGTGTTTTGAGCCTCTTCTACAAATTCATTCATGCAAAGAATTTTACCACCAGCAAGACGATAACCTGTAGAAGAACCACCCCCACCAGCAAAGGTGGAAATTACCTTAAATTTATTTTGGGCAGATGCATTATGAACATCTTGTAATGTGTATGGTTTATAACTCATGTAAAGAAATCCTCCAAAGTGGTTTGTGTACCATAGGAGCGGTCAATATTCCAACCGATACTGTTTGTAATAAAAGATAATGGTTCAACAAATGCTTTTTCATATTGTATATCATAGTCGATATACTTGTGAATGTCAAGTTCTTTTGGAACATTTGTAATAAAAGATATCACGTTTTGACCAAACGGATTCGGTTGACGTAACTGAATAAATTTGATTTTGTCACCTTCTTGTATAAAAGGATAACGATTACCAAGTTTGTTTTGTTTGATAAGATGGTTATACAGTAATGCACCTTTTGTGTGCATTGGTGTTCCCTTCTGACTAATAGAATGAGAAGAACCAAACTTCTTGATGCCATTTACAGAACGAGGAAATGCAATATCTTCTATTGGCATATTGATAAACTCTTTACGAAACTCTTGAATAAATGTGTTCAATTCTTTTTCTGTACCAGACATAATAATCTTCAGTGCCTGTTTAATCCTCTCACGACATGGTGCAGGCGTACTAGACTTGACCGCCTCAATACCCATAATCTTGAGTTGAGGTTCTTGATATCGAACACCTTCAACATCCCATGCATTGAGAATGTATCTTTTCTTTGCAGTCCAGATACCCTTGTCTGCAATCACTTCTCGTTTCATTTGCATCTTTTGGTCATACGCTTGAACATAGTCTGCAAGTTCTTTGTATGACTTATCAATAAATGGTTCAAGTTTTTCTTTTGCAATCGTATCAAGAAAACCAACAATGTCGTTTGGTTTTACTTTTTCAACAAGTGCATCGAATGTAACGTAGATAGAATCTGTGTCAGATGCAATAACATAATCTTCATTAGTATTTAGCAATTTGTTTAGATACTGGTTCACCTTCTTTTCAATCCAACGAATGGACAACTGACCGGCCTTGGTAATACCTTCTGCAATCGCAAGGTCATAGTATCTGAAGTATTGATTACCAATCGCACCATAAGCAGAGTTCAGTGATATCTTTCTTGCCATCTGGATGTTTTGATAACGACTAATAAACTTGAGATACTTGGGGTCTTTTGTATCTTCATAATCCTGTTTTGCCTGTAACATCTTCTTCTTAAAGATAGTACGGTCATCATAAATGTCTTGCATCATCTCTGGAAGAAACCCCTTCTTGTCAGTTCGATACAATGCACCGTTTGGTGTGATGGTACATCTGTCTGGGATGTCGATGGCGGTTTCCTGTAACATATTATCAACTGTCAACTTCATATAATTACCAGTAACAAGTGTCTCTGGTGACATATTATATTGCATGATAAGATGTGGATACAGTGAGTTTAAGTCAAACGACATTACCCACTTGTGTTGACCAACCTGTGGGTCTTTCACATATGCGCCTTCATACTTGTCAGACTTTGACGAATGTGATTTTTGTGGAATAACAATCTTTCTGTTCTTGAGATAGTTATGAATCAAAACATCCCAATACTTTACTTGTCCGAATACATCTTCATAGTTCACCTTCGCCTCGTAGGCCATAGTGAATAATAACTCTAACAATTTCATCTTGTCTTCCAATCGGTCAACAAGTTCAACGTCAACGATGTTATAATCAATAAATGATTGATAGTCTTTTGTGTACCAATCTTTGAAAGTATCATATGGGTTTTCGTTTTTCTTCTCACCCAACTCCACAAAAGCAATATGGTCAAGACGATAAGATTCTTGTCTAGTGTAGGTAAACTTCTGATATAATTGTAGATAGTCAAGATTTGCAACACCTTGAATGTCATAGACCTGTTGTGGTCTACCGTGACTATAAACAGAACGTGATGTGATATTACCCCAAGGTGAAAACTCTTTTGCTCGGTCTTCACCAAGAACCTTGGTAACACGATTGACAAGGAAAGGAATATCAAAGAATTCTGTATTCCAACCAGTGATTACATCTGGATAGTGTTTAGTCCAGAAGTTCATAAATTGTGCAAGCAGTTCATTCTCATTTGAACAGTTGATGTATGTTACATCTTCTCTGTCATTATGATAGTCACCAATACCCCAAACGACAATCTTCTTAGTTGTTTGATTTTTGATAGTGATAGAAAGCATTTCTTCTTCTGCTTTCTCTGGGTCTGGGAAACCATTTTCACACTGTGTCTCAATATCAATAGTTACCACAAGAATCTTGTCACTATCCCATTCAACTTTGTCTGGGTATACGTCACCAAGATATGTGTATGCAAATCTGTCCAACCCAAAAACTAGATGGGGTTGGTTTTGATATTGTTGTATGAATTCTTTTGCATCCTTGATAGTGTCATGTTTGTATGGCATGACGTTCTTGCCATCAAGAGTCTTCCATCCAGTTTCTTTCTGGACAGGAACGTACAAAGTTGGTGAGTACTTAACCTTATGATTAAGTCGCTCACCATTCTTGTATTCTCTTACGAGTATTTGGTTGCCCCACTGGACAACATTGGTATAAAAACGCATAATATAGTTATATCACCTTATTGTGTGATTGTCAAGAGAAAAGATTCTTTTGTGTTTCGCTAAAGTACTTGTTAATCATTTCTAGTCGGTCATCAGCAGCTGCAAGTTTATTCAACTCTTCAATAACTGCTTCTGTAATATCTGAATGCTCGCCGATACCAGCGGGCATTGTTTGGTATACTTTAATATTTGCAATATGTACTGCAACTTCTCCTTCAGCCTGCTTTCTTGCAGCCTCCATAATATAATCGCCTGGTTTCATGATTATTCACCTTCTTTCTTTTTTCCAATGTTATATTTTGTTT